AAGAACAGGATTTCCAGATCCTTTATAATCCTTACGTGCTTTGACCGCTGCTTTGATGAACGCACGTGCTTGTACATCTTCGGAATCAGTAGCAGACGCTTCGATAACTTTCTTGATCGAGAAGAGATCGTTATCTGTCCAAACAGGTCTTACACAACCGTCATCGATTTTATCATCGGACGAAGCAGCACGACCATCACCCACTAATGCTTGACGTGCGATTTCCTCATCTAACATCATACGCATTTCGCCTTTTTGCCATGCAACAACATCGAAATCTGTGATGTCAATCACATCGTCACGATCTAATTTTGCTTTCTTGTAGATCGTTGTTGGAATTGTTACACGTTTCAAGAGTTTGAACACTTCTTCTTTCTTCATCTTACCCTTAATGTACCCACGTGCTCTTGCCTCATCTTCTGTAATATCGGCGAAGATTGTTTTAATTCTGGAGAAAGGAGTCTTACGTACAGAACCCATGAAATCTCCAACCCAACCAACCTCACGTTGTATAAACCCAGGAGGTGTTTCTAAGTTCTGTGCATCTGGGAATAAATAATCGATTTGATCAATACCGTGTTGTAATGCACTTTCTCTTAAGCTTCCGTGCTTCGGAGCATCTCTTAAAATTGCAACCATTTCTGAATGTTGTAACACATTAACATCATCCTGTTTATCTTGATCGAACACGTTTTGTTTCATTTCGCCGTCTCCTCCTGTATCGCCATCGCCATCTTCCATAACTTGTTGCATTAGATAGAACATAGCCATTTGTTGTTCTTCTGTCATAGAATCAATAACATCTTGAATGGTTCTGTCATCAGCTTTCGCTGTAGCCGCAGCACCGTGCTCTAAGTTATCTACCATATCTTCATCGTCCTCCTCTTCGGTAGTTTGATCATCATCTACAGTTTCCTCGATATCCTCAATAACTTCATCTTCATCTACGTCATCTGTATCGTCATCAGAATGTGATATTGCGAATTCTTCCCCTGTATAAATGATTGCTTCCTCATCAGATTCGGCACCATGACGTATGATTGGGTCTATCAATGCTCCAGGATTTGCACCTGCTGGAACAAGACTGACTTCTCTAATACTTCCATGAGTTACATCACCGTTAACCTGCTTGAGTTTGTTTGCGTATATAGACAAACTAAAAATATCTCCGTGTTTTACTATCTCTCTAGATGTCTTTCCGGCATCTGTCTGATTGAAATAGCAGTATGCATACACTCCTTCATTTCTGTTCTCTAAGAGTGCATGACCTAACACGTTGAACGGAGAATCGTGCCCATGATTCCACATCAATGGAACTTTATCACCGTCATTGTGTTTGAAGGCGTCTTTACGAATAGTTCTACCGTCTCCGCACTTCAAGTCGTTTTTAGTAGCCCAGCCACTAAAATCACATTTCCTCATTTTGAAAACCTCCTACATCTTCTTCGAACTCAGTTATAGGTGAGAAGTCGAATTGACTTGTAGAACCTCCCCCAACGTCTTGCTTAGATTGACTTAAGTTCTTGTTACGTAATTCATCTGCCTTAGGATCACTAGCTGGCTTCCAACCGATTACTTGACGCATCTCATTTGATGTAGCTATCTCGTTTCTTGTAAACTTATCGACAAGTTCTGAGAGCTTATTCACTGGAACTAATCTAAATGCGTCTCTAAAGAAATCGATTGACTGTTTTTGTGTTCTAGCAGTCGGAGTAAGGAATTTACGCTTACACTCATTTACAATAGCGCTCAAAATTGGCTCAATTGTTCGGCTAAAATAATTCAACATAACTTCTTCGGAAGCAGTACCATCCATGATCTCTTTTGTGAGTCCTAACTGGCTGTATAGCATACTCGTTAGGTATTCAACTTGAGCCATTAGATTGTTTTCCAAAGGTCTGTTGAGTTGTGTTATCTTTTCCGAACTATCTATGTAGGCAATTCCATACTTTGAATCCTTGAGTTGACTCTCTATCAACTTTGTTCTATCCTCAGCTTGCGACTTTCTCGTTGGATGTTTTACAGCATACGGAAGTTGAACAATCATATCTAATTTTCCAGAACTTAATTGTTCATCCACAACATCTAAAAGACTAAGTTTACGAACTAATCTTTGATGAGTGGAGTTCGTCTCGTTTATAACGGCGTATAGAGGATTTTCAATAAGACCGACATAACTCTTAGGTAATGTAAGTTCTTCTTTTAGTCCTGTTCTGTCGTTATAAACTTGAACTTTCACATGTCTCGGATACCACTGCACTACTTTTCCGGATCGCATCGTGTTGATATCATAAGAACCTGTAATACTAGGATCCACAGTCGTATCGACTGGAACCATAGCTACACATCCTTCGTCGAGCATCGATAGCACAATGTCTTGAATAAATGCTTCTCCGGTTTGATCAATATTAGCTTCAAGATTGAATATCCTATTTAGTCCTGAATCTATAGTGTCTGTATATCTATTGTTTTCATCTAAACGAATATGATAAATCGCAACAGACGATACATCTAAAGCTATTCTGTTGAACACAGAGGTTGTAATGGAACGTTCGTTTCCTCTTGTCAATCGAACTCTATCAGGTCTGTAAGAAGAAGCAGAACCAAGCTCGTGATATCCGTAACCAATGTGTGTTGGATCTCTTGCAATAAATGCATTCCATCCATTTTGAAATCTGGTTATTATCGACATCTCATACCCTCCTTAATTCTTTGGTGAGATAATCACCGAGATCTCAACACCGTTTGCGGTATCGTTTCCTGTCATGTAGTATCCAGCTCTTTTTAAATTGTCTATCATTTCTTGAGTCTTATCTGGTGGTGCATTAATTGAGAATGTCAGTCCACTCACAGTTTCAGTACTCTGAGATGTGTAACTTGAAATGCCCATCTCTTTCGCAAGCAATTTTATGATCTCAGAACATGTATCAACTTTAGACAATTCTTGTTTTTGTTCTTGAGCATGTTGTGGTTCTTGGTTCGGTTGATTTTGTGCTGGTTGTGCTGCTTGTTGTTCTTTAGGAGGTTTTTCTTCTTTTGCTTTTCCTCCTCCGCCTTTACCTTTTCCTCCTCCGCCTTTTCCCTTACCCTTTTTAGCCTTATCTTCTGGACCAAGTTTTGCATTAGCTACTTGTTCTTTGATTCGATCTATACGATCTTTCTGCCACTTTTCATAATCTGATTTAGATGCGTCTTTCGGTGGCTTCTTCCAATCGGATTTTTTATAGGCTGTTTTTTCTACGGACTTAGATGGAGAAGTCAATGAGCTATTTTCATAAATGTATCTTCCGGTCTTTGGATCAATAGCGATATATTTAACATCTTTGTTCTTAGATCCTGGTGGTCTTCCATGGGTTAGAGATGACGAATTGTATTGTGTCTCACTCCCGACATAAACATTTTTTCGCAATTTATCACCTCCTTATTTTTGGGCATAAAAAAGACCCTCGAATGAGAGTCTTGAGTTGATTAACTATCACATATTATTCATAGCCATAAAAATCATGATTCCAAACATAAGTAAAATAAACAACACAACACCAATCAAAATCGGGATCATCCGTTTATCTTCTTTTTCTTCCAGTTCCTGCTTGAGACGCATTTGTTCCAACTCATGATCTTGAACCGTCTTAGTTTTCTCTATGTCCAATGTCTTGGAACCAAGTACAATATCTTTATCTATCGTCTTCTTTCCCAATTCGACATCTTTCTGGATCTTCGCTACTTTTACAGTATCGCTTTCTAGAATTATGTCCTTGGATCCGCAAAAAGAACAGAATAAGATTTGATCGTTTGGATCATAGTCCATCGTTCCACCACAATCTTGACATTTGAGTTTCTTTGTGACTACTCCATTTTGAATAGGTGTGCCACATTTTGGACAGAATGAACTTCCGTCTTTTAGTCCCTTTCCACAGCTTCCACAAAACATAATTCATCCTCCTAAAACAAGTTGTTAATTATTATTGTACCACGAGAATGAATAGTCTGTCTATTAGAACATAGACTTCATGTCTGGCATTTCGAACTTAGGCATCTCAAATCCATCTGGAATCTGTATGTCTTTAGGTAACTCTAGATCGGGAATATCAAGATTTGGCATCTCAATTTGCGGCATGTATTTGTCCATAAGATTACCCGCAACATCAGACATTTTTGATGGATCTAACTCTACGCCGAACTTGCTTGCTAATTTATCTATACCGAACTGTTGTGTCACGTCAGCTGCTTTTGTTCCAATCATATCCTTAACTTTACTCGAATCTCCAAATACGGCTTCTTTTGCTGTATCTGCAGCTTTGGAGGTAAGATCTTTATACTGGTCTGTGTTCTTGATGGCTTCGGTTGCTTTTTTTGTCGCGACATCTGTAACTTTCTTTGCCGACATCTTTCCAGCCTTTGTTATTAGACCTTTTGCTAAGCCCATTATAAGATACCTCCTGAGAACACAATTAACACAGTATTACTCATGGTTGAACATATATCCATTTAAGAGTTATTATATAGTCACCAATCCACATACACCACCAAAAGGAGGTTCAACCATGAGTGATACTGCGTTAATCTTTTTGTTTTTCTTCATTTTTTTTATTTTGTACTCTTCTTACTTTGATGGTTGTACAACTAATTCAAACTTATATTGAACATAAGTATCCAAAAATCTGATAGAACATAAAAGAAGAAGCCTAAGCCTCTTCTGATTCTAACTTTTTCAATTTCATAAGTTCTCTAATTTCTGTGTTAAGCTTATATTGCTTCATTTGATTTTTATTCATTATAAGCCATAATTTATGTGAGATTTTAAGCCTCTCTCCAACGGTCATTCGTTGGATTGTGTTAAATTCATCAGTTAATGCTTTTAATTCACATTCTCTTTTAGCTATTAAGCTGTCATACTTACTCATGTCGTCTTCTCCTTATATGAAAATAAGTTATTTAGTTTTTCATATAAGGGGTTGTATTTTATGTTGTTTCGAATATTGACAAAAACGATAGATTTCTGTAAGATAATAGTGTAACTAATAGTGAATGTTTTTAGGAGAGCATTATGAAATACTTAAACGATCTATCAAAGGATGGTATGATTTATTTCTTGTATACATTTGGAGAAAAAATGGAATTTTTATTAAGTTCAATGGACTACAAACCTAATTGTGCAAAATCAGTAAGCGAATTCGACTTTGAGGTAGGGTATTCATACGAAATTGAATTGTAATGGTGTAAAACAAGAAGCCTAAGCCTCTTGTTTGTTTCCTTTTTTATAACGTCTGTATTTAATTTCTGCTCTAATTAGAACAATTGGGATTGTCACAAGACATGTTAAAGGTAATAATACCGGCATCAAAATCGCTACGATCTTTCCGTTAATGCTACCATCATTCCATAATTCTTTTTCTTCCTCCACAAATGATCTCCATACTTTCTTCATATAAATACCTCCTATTATTTGTTGTTTGTTGCATAATAGGGTGTTTTTTTTTTGCGTGATGAATTGACTGATTTTTAGTGTTGTGGTATAATAATAGTTGTATAAGGAGATGTCGAGAGATGAAAATGTTGCGAAAATTAGTTAAATACTTGATATGTACAATAATGGCTTTGGTATTTTCAGGAATATTTTCGTTTCTAGGCACATTATTTATTCCTTTTGTACCAATAGTAGTTGCATTGTTCGCAATAGGTCTACTATTTGGCTGGTTTTTAGGATTGAAAATCTGTAATATATTCTATAAATAAAGGTGATTTTACTATGTGGTATAACGATCTTCCAACTAAAGAAAGAATTAGAGTATGGAGTGAGGCCTTTAAGAAGGGGACAGAGTCAATGTTTCATAAAGATATTGGAAAAATCAACAAGGCCACAAGTGTATTTAAAGAAACTCTAGAGAATGGAATCATAAATTATCGTGAGAATAATAAAAATGACTCCGATGATTAGATCACTTCTTCTTAATAATATCAGATATCTTAGTCTTACCAACCTTCTTCAATACAGATTGTGTTTTGTCGTAGAGTTTAGAGTGTTTATAACCTGTTACTTGTACTGCTGTAGCGGCTCCGCTAGGACTCATAACAAAAGCGCTACCTACTGTTTTACCGCCCTTTATCAACCCTTGTTTTGATTGTGAACTTGACGAAACAGATGGAGATTTAGGTTGTGGTAATGGTTTCTTAACGGCTGGATTGTCTATGGTACGCTTTTCTCCGGTTTTAACATTGACGATTGTTTGCTTAGAAGGAGTATACATGTTTTTCTTCGGTTCTGGATAAACATTCTTCTTAGAATTAGCTGCTAATTCTTGTTTGTACTCGTTGCTAACTTTTTGAGTATCCTTATAAATATAATTACCCTTACTATCGATCCCGATATAACTTGGTTTCTTACCCTTAGCACCTTTGGTTCTGTAATGCTTCAGTGAATTATACTCGGTTTCTCTACCAACATATATGTTTTTCATGTTTGTCCTCCTATTTTGCACGATTAATAATTTCATTTAGTAATTGTTCTGGATTCTTAGAGACAAAAGCATCTTTCACATTACCGAGTTGATCTACTCGATAGGCTAAGTTACCTTGCTTAAATACTTCAATTAAGTCAGGATTATCTCGAATTATTTGTTTTAGTGTTCTGTTTTTATTCCTCTCGATAACTCTATTCATTTTAGAGATTTTATATTCTATCTTCGCCGCTTTTCTTTCAAGCTTACTAGCTTTCAATCCAAATTTAGAGTCTGCAGCTCCTCCACGTCTAAGATTTTTATTAGAATACTTAGCTGCTTTAAACTTAAATTTGTTAGCTTTTCTTTTACCCTTAGCTTGATAGTTGGCTACTGTTGTACCTCCAGTTATGACCCCCATTTCATCCCAAGAACACCGTAATGGGCTAAATAATCGTCATTAGTTATATAAGGCATAGCACACCTCAATTATTCGAATTCGTCCTTATTTAGTTTATATGCAACATACGCATCAAGCATCGCAGAAACAGCATCTATCTTTTCTTCTGCTTTACGTTTATACAACTTCTTATTGTTGTTTGTATCCACTAGAACTATACAATTGCCCATGGTAAATGTAATAAGCTCTTCGTCAAATATGAGCATTCTGTCTTCTGCTAGAATCTTTAATTCTCCG